GCCCCGCGGGCTTCAGCCTCAGCGACCGCGGCCTCCTCGACCAGCCGCTGGTTCGTCGCCATCAGGTTTTCCACCTCGTGCTGGACTCGGACCAACGCAGTCCGGGCCTCGTCCCGCTCGGTTCGCGTCGCGGCAAGCCGCTCCTCGGTCATACCAACGCGGGCTTCGAGTTGGCCGCGCACCTTCACGGCTTCGTTCCGTTCATGGGCCATGTCGGCGATGTTGGCTTGGAGCTGCACCACCTGCGCGCGAAGGTCGGCGATCTGCTGGCGAAGGTCGGCACGGATCTCCGCCTCCATCTTCGCGGCCCGGTCCTGGCGGCCGAAGGACACCAGCAGTCGCCACGCAACGAGACTGCCGCCGACCCCGGCGGCGATCTGCGAATAGATGTTGGACAGGACACCGCCGTCGGCGGCGGACGATGGATCGGGCATGGGACCTCCTGCGGCCCGGCGCCATGGCGCGGGCGTAGAAAAGGCGCCTCGCGGGCGCCGGGATCATGGATGGGTTGGAGTGTTGTCGCGGGTGGTCAGGCGGACGTGCCGTTCTGGATTAGGCCAATGAAGTCGAGGGCGTTGAGGAGCGACAGCAGGGCGGAGTTGCCGCCACGCGATCCGCTGATGGTCTGCCGGGGCTGCGGGGCGATGCCATAGAAGCCGATACCAGCCACCGACACCCGGAATTTGCTCGTGTTGTCGCCGGCCAGCAGGTTCACCCCGCCGCTGCCCTTGCCCTCCACCTGGACCTCGGCGTTGGTGCTGGCTCCGTCGACGGTGACGAAGGCGCCGCCGGTACCGTTGGAAACCTTCAGGTAGTCGCCGTTGACAATCAAGCCGGTGGCGCGCAGCACCGTTGCCGTCCCGACGTTCAGGAAGATGCTGCTGTTGTCGCCCTTCGACTGGATGATCGGCGAGATGATGCCCGCAGACCCCTCACCCCACAGCTTCGGGGTTCCCACTGCACTGCCATCGGTGCGCAGTCGGCTGTTCAGGTTTGCCACTGTCGGCCCGACGCACCAGCTCGGGATGTCGATTTCCGCGACCGTGCAGGAGGCCAAGCAGCGCAGGAGGGTGCCGACAGCGCCCTCGCCCATGCGGATGGCGTCGCCGCCTGCGGTGATGACGTTGCCGTTGTGAGCGTTATTGAATGAAATGCCGACGTCGAAGGTTGAGGGGATGGCGTTGTTGCTGATGACCAGCGCCGCCCTGGAGGGGTGGCTGCCCACCGCGTTGAGCAGCAGGGCGTAGCCGTCGCCGGCCGCGGTGACGTGGCTGTCGATCTCGCAGGCGATGCCGGTGGCGCCGGGGGCACTGACCAAGACGCCAAAATTCGAGCCGAACACCGAGGCCCCAGCGACCGCGGCCTCGGCATTGCCGTAGAGTGCCACCAGCACGGGGCCGGCGGCGACGGTGGCCTTCAGGAAGCTGCTGATCCCGACGACATGCTGGTAGGCTGCCAGGGTCGAGTCTACGGTCGCGAACAGAGCCTCATAGGCCAAGGTCGGTGTGGCGCCGATGTATTTGGTAAGGTTGCCCATGTCGAAAAGCCCTGGCCCTGGAAAGCGGGTGCCCGGCTCAATGGAGATGCGGACGTTCTTCTCCGGGATCGCATAGTTGCTCGACATCTTGTACGGGTCGGCCAGCAGGCGCAGCGACGTGCCCGCCGCCCAACTGACCAGCGCGGCCCGGTCGTCGGCCACGCCGTTGCCGACCGTGCCGGGCAGGTTGCCACGGAAGGCCTCGATGGTCACAGCGATGTCGCGCGCCGTTCCTGCCAACTGCCCGACAGGGTCCATTGCCCAATCGAGATGCGTGCGGGTGTGACCGTTCAGCGTGTAGACGAACGGGTTGAATGAGAAGCTCATGGAGCGCTCCTATACGAGCTGCAGCAGGGTCGGCGTGACGGCGTAGCGCCGGAAGAACGGGTTCGTGAATTCCGGATCGTCGGTGAGCAGCCCGTAGACGGCGGTCTTCTCCCGGTGGCGTTCGTCGTCGGGGAACGGCACCACGACGAACGGGGCGTGCTTTCCCTTCACCAGGAAAGTCCCGAACGCTTGGGCAATGAACTCCTCCTGCTCGATGAACCCGAGGCCGAACTGAAGCCGCCGCTGCGTCGGTCTCACGGTGGAGAAGGCAGAGCCGTAGGGCACCTGGGCGACGGTGGAGTTGTCGACCGGCGTGATCTTCCAGTCGTAGGCGATGTTGATCGCGGGCTGATACACCTCGGCCACCACGAAGGTGCCGATCGCCGGAGGGCGGGATGCGGTCTGATCGTCGATCCGGATCCGGATGTACCGGCAGTCGATGATGGCCGGCGGCACGAACAGGCGCGGGAAGCCCAGCGCAGCGTATTCGTCGGCGTCGATCAGGCCGTAGATGGTGAAGACGCCCCAAGGGTCCTGCGTCATCGGCTCCTTGTCGCGCGGCCAGCATGTGGTCCAGCCGGTGTCGAACGTCGGGGTGCTGAAATCCGCCTCGGTGCTCGCCTGGAGCCACAGCCGGCCAGCCGACGAGCACAGCAGCATGGCGAAGTAGAACAGGCCAACCTTCCGCGTGCCGCCGAGGTCCATCACGAACCAGCTGTCATCCGGATCGGTCGAGGCGGCCTCGGCGACGATCTGCGGCTGAGGCTTGAGCAGGTTGGTCAGCGGGAGCGCCCAGGCGCCGCCGCTGAAGGCGCCGGTCCAGTGCCGGCGGGAGATGAGGACCTTGCGAGCCATCAGCCGACCACCTCATAGGTCACGTCGGAGCCGCCGACAGTGATGGTGCGCGACCAGACCTTCACGGGCCGGTGCACCGATTCGAAGTCGAGGAAGGCGTCCTCGTCCAGCGACAGCGGGGTCTCGGTCACCTCCTTGACCGTATAGACCCGGCGCTCGACGCCCCACATGGCGGTGTAGAGGTCACGGACCGCGATGGCGGCCGCCGCGTCATTGACGAAGCTGCGGATGAGCGGCAGATCCTCCGCCCTCGGCTGTGCCAGCGTCACCGATGCATCCTGATACGGTTCAGCCACCTGTCCCGCCGCGGACTGCGCCGACCGCGCGGCGGTGTCGGTCAGCCCCTCAAGCAGGTTGGTTGCGGGGGACCAGTTCCGGCTGTGCTCCACCCGGATGCGCCACGCCGGGGGGATGATTTCCTTAAGCGGCGCCGATTGCACCGTCGTCTTGTCGAGCCGCTTGGCCGGGGTCGCCCCAGGCGCTCGGAGGATGCCGGCAACGAACCGGCCATCGGGCCTGACCGACCACCAGCCGTGCACGCCGGCCACAGCCTCGTCCAGCACGTCCAGCCGGTTGACCGAGTCCTTTGCGAAGTAGCCGACCGGCCAAGGCGCGGCGGCGCGCAGCCCGTCGAGCGGGGCCATGCTCACCGCGTCCGGCTCGTAGTCGCCGACGATGAGCAAGCCGTCCTCCGTCCGCACCGGGTCGCCGTCTTCGGTGGCCAACGGGTTGGCGTTGATCACCTCCGTTACGACATCCTTGAGCAGATCGGCGGTGGTGTAGGTCTCCCAGCCTGGAGCCGCCGCATCCGCCCGCACGTCCGAGTTGGCATCCGACCCGAGAGCGAAACGGGCGTTCGGAAGGTCGGCCTGGAACTGGCCAGTCGTCGGAACCCCGGTGACCTTGGTGCGGTCGAGCCCGCCGACACGCACCCCCAAGGTGTCGGTGTTGGACGTGCCAACCCGGTAGACGCGGGCCGCCGTGTCCTCGCACACCGGCTCCACGCTGAACGTCCGCCCCCGCTGCCAGGGGACTGGGCGGCCCCGCACCGTTTCCGCCGCGGTGTCGGGGTAGACCTGGGTGGAAAGGGCGACATCGAGGCTGGCCCCCAGGTCGGTGGCCTGGATCGTCACCACCCCATCCTCACCCGTCGCAACCGCCGACACCTTGCCCACGGATTCGATCACCGTCTCGTCGTAGGGCACGATGTCGGAGACGCCGGACAGGATGCGGATGGGACGGCCGATCCACACGGCGTCCATCCAGTCGTAGATCTCAGGGCTGAGCACGAACTTGATGTCCGACACGCTCACCATGTCGCGTGAGCGCCGGCAGTAAGCGCCGACGCCCATGGTCGTGGTGATCGTGGGGTTCCCCTGCAGGCGCGGTTCGTACTGCACGCGCTGCCCGGCGATGGTGCAGCGATAGGCCATGTTGGAGAGCCGCCGCCAGAGCGGTGCCCCGGCGGCGTAGGTCTCGACTTCCACCAGGGCGAGCCGCATGGCTGTGCTCCTCAGTCGGTCAGGGGCAGGACGGCGGAGACCGTCACCACGGACGGCGCGTTCGGCTGGCTCGGCGTCGGCAAGGCCGACGTGTCGTAGGTGATGCCGATGGTGACCTGCACGCCGAGCGCGCGGGCCGCTGTGACCTTGGCATTGAGCGCGTCGCGGGCGTCCTGGATTTCCCGCGCCGCAGCCTTCAGGTCAACGAGCGACGGCTCGATCGCCGGGGCGGTGGCTTCGGTCGAAGTGGTCTCGGGCATCACGCGGCCTCCACGCTGGCGGCCGGCGACTTCGGCGCGGCGGGGCTGTCCTTCTTCGCCTCGTCATCGGTGACCATGAAGTCGAGGGCGAGCAGCGCGGTCCCGAGCACGTCGGCCGTGCCGAGCTGGGCGAAGGTGAGCGTCGGCAGATCGAGGTCGACTTCCTGCGCGGCCAGCTCGGCGAACTCGCGGCCATAGGTCTCCTTCGCCTCGTCGCTCGGGAAGGAGACGATGCCGCTCGCCCGGTCGAACTTGATCTGGTCGTTTTCCACCACCGCGTGCTTGCGCAGCAGGTGGTGGCGCGCCTCCTCGAACAGCTTGAAGGCGTCGCCGATGAGCTTCTTGGCGCGCACCAGATCGAAGGTGGTCTTCGGAGGGCGGGGAGCGGCGAGCAGGGCGACGATGGCCTCGTTGGCAGTCGCAATCTGGGTGTTGGTGATCTTCATGGGTCCTCTCGGGTTTTGGGAAAGGTCGGGTTGGCCGAATGCCGCACGGGGCGGCGGGGTCAGGCGGCGAGGCGCGTGCGGAGGTCGGCGACCTCGGACTCAAGGGCGGCGATGCGCTCCGCTGCGTCTTGCTGCTGTTCGGTGATCAGGTCGATGCGTGCTGCCGCGTCCTGCTGGCGGCTATGCAGAACCTGGATGGAGGTGATGGTCGGTGCCCAGAGCTGGTCGAGCCGCAGGCCCTGAAGCGAAGTTTGGTCGTTCGGATCGGCGAGGGTCCAGCCGGCCCAATCGAGGTTTGCCGGCACTGCGGCGCGGACCTCTTGGGAGAAAAGCCCGGTATGGACACGCCGCCCATTCTTCCAGCGGTAGGCATGCGGCTTCAGCGCCAGGATGAAGTCCAGTCCCAGCGGATCGGCGCCGAGGTCGGTCTTCTGCCGGGCATCCGACGTGTTGATGGTGCCGGTGGCGGCGTAGACGGTGGACCAACGGTAGGAGGCCGAGCCGAGAGCCAGAGCGGCGTCGGCGCCGGGCCTGCACAGCCCGGACACGACCAAGCCGTTGCCCAGCACGACCACGCCATCCGCCAACGAGAAGTAGAACGGACGCAAAGCGCTCCAGCTGCCGTCGGCGTCGTTGTTGGCGGTCGCCAGCATGTAGAAGGTGCTGCCGTCCTGCCGCAGGATCAGGCCGTAGTTCGCGGCGGTCGCGGCGGACTTCAGCCGGATCTGGTCGGCGGAGGTAAACACCGCGCTCGTCGCGGCCAGCGAGCCCAGAAGCGACAGGTTGCCGCCGCCGGACAGGGAGAGAAGCGTCGTGTAGCCACTTCCCGTGAACTTGTTGACGGACAGCGACCCGTTCTGTTGAACGAGGTCGAGGAACGCCGCGTCGGTCAGGTTCCTCATGGAGAGGATGGTGGCTGCCCCGCTCGTGTTGCTGGTAATGGCAACACCGCGCCGCGCATCCCCTGGATCTCCGCCGCTGTAGGCGGCCCCGCCGTTCCGTACGGTCAAGTCACCACGGGTATCAGCCCCCAGTCCCACCCGCAGGCTGTTCGTCGAGGTCAACCCGTTGATCGTCAGCCCCGACGAGGTGAGCAAGAAGGGGGGTGGCCACCCGGCGTCATAGCGCAGGGAGAAGGCCCCGCTATCAACCGTCAGGTCCCAGAAGTGGTTGGAGTTGTCCGCCTCGATCATGCGGATGGTCGGCGCAATCGCGTTGGTCAGCGTCAGGCCAGCGAACGTTGGACTTGCCGTCGTTCGCACGTCCTGCCCAAGCCAAGCGCCGGTCAGGTTGCCGCTTGTGTAGACCTGCAACCATGCAGTCGCTCCACTCCCGTTGGTAGCCCGGTAAAAGAGCTTCGTGGAGTCGAAGAAGCTACCCGCGAACTGCATGGCGTAGTAGTTGGCGGTGTTGTGATGGGTCGAGGAAATCAGGTGGTACCAGTTGCCTGATGTCTCCGGCCATCCATGAGCCGCGGTAGCGCTGCCCGTCTGATAGAACCCGGAGCCGACGCGAGCCGTGATGTCGTCGGCGGTGACGATGGACAGTGGAAACTCCCAGGCGTGATGGCCATCGAGCAGATCGGCGGACAGGTTGGTGACGGTGGTGGTGCTTGAGATGACGAACGGTGCCGTGCCGGTTGGCGCTGGAACGGTGAGTTGACCCAAACGGTCGAAGGCGAACACGCGGTCCATTGTCGCCGTCGAGCCGACGCCGGTCGAGGCGGCGCTAGAAAACTGGAACTCCAGGCGACCGCCAGTGTTGGCGGCGCCACCGCTGCCCGAATGCCGCAGTGCGAAGCCGTAGCCGGACGCGCTCTGATGCTTCCAGCCATAGTTAAAGGTGATGCCCGCGGCGATGTAGCCGCCCTCGCCCTGCAAGACGCCAGCTGACATGAAATACGTGCTGTCCAAGCCATCCAGGAGGTCGGCCGACAGGTTGGTGACGGTCGTGGTACTGGCGACGCTGAACGGCGCCGTGCCGGTCGCCACGGTGCTGGTCAGGACGCCGGACAGGCCGAGCGCTCCGAACGCCGTGTGCGTGTGGCCCTCCAGCGATACGTTCGTGCCGCCGCAGCTCACGATGTCCGTGAAGTCCCAACGCCATCCGTTCTCGCTGGCGAGTTGGAGACGCGATGATCCATTTGACCAACCGACGTAGCCGCGCCGCACGCCGTCCCCGGTGCGGAACTCGATGAAGCCGGGGTGCGTCGCGTCGCCACCGATCAAGCCGATGGAGCCGAGCGACGTGGCGCCTTGTACCGACACGGCCCCCGTCAGTGTGCCACCAGACAGCGGCAGATAAGCGTGCGTGTGGCCCGCCAGAGCGAAAGCCGTGCTGTCCAGCCCGTCGAGCAGATCTGCGGACAGGTTAGTGACGGTGGTGGTGGACAGCACCGAAAAGGGAGCGGTCCCGGTCGCAACCGTCGAAGTCAGCGGGGTAGAGAGGGTCAGTCCCGTTTGGATGTGAACCTGCCCCGTCGCCAGCACGAGCCTGAAGGGTCGCAGCGCGTTCCAAATGCCGTTGGCGTCACCGTTGTTGGTCAGAAGGATGTAGTAGCTGTCGCCGTCGTGCCGGTGGACCACCCCGTAACCCGCCGCCGTCGTTGAGGCCTTCATGCGGATTTGATCGGTACTGGTCAGCACGAGGCTCGGGGCCGTCATAGAGCCGGTGAGCGTGCCGCCGGAAATCGGCAGATAGGCGTGGGTATGGTCCGAGCGCGCAACGGTGGTCGCTGACCCTGACCCGGCAAAGCCCGTGATCGCCGCCGCCGGGTGGCTGGTGCTCATCGGCGTGAAGCCGAGCGCCGACGTGACGTTGCTGCTCGTCAGCTCGCCGCGGATGGTGGCGCTCGACTTGTTCTCGACGGCGCCGAGCCCGACGTCCGACCCGGTGAGCGTGACCGCTCCGGACTTCCCCGCGACCGACAGCACCGCGGCGCTGAGCGTGCCGTCCAGCGCCCCCGAAAGCCCGGCGCCGACCTTCACGCCGCCCAAGGTGGAGATGCTGGCCGGTGGCAGGACATAGGCGTTGGCGCCGGACGAGATGCCGTCGAGCTTGACCTTGTCCGCAGCCGATAGGAACCCGGCGGCCGTCGTGGTGGCGACAGCATGGAGGTGCCCGGCCAGGGCATAGGCCGCGGCGTCGGCCGTGGCGATGGTGCCGAGACCCAGGAACACCCGCGCTGCGGCCGCGTTGGCAGCGGTGATCACGGCCAGCATCGGCGCCGACAGCGCCGTGGGCGAGGCGGTGCCGCTCGCCACACCGAGAACAACCGGCCCGGTCTGCGACGCCATCGAGATGGTGATGTCGGCGCCGAGATTGCCGCCGCCGGTCAGGAGGCCGGACACGGTGACCGTCCGTTCCACCGGCACGGCCCCGATGTCCGCCGGATCGATTGACCCGATCATGTAAGCCCGCAGGTCGCCTACTGTGGACTTACGCGTGCCACCGACCTGAACGACGGGCAGCACCTCGCTGCCGGTCAGCGTGACGCCAACCGGCAGATCGGAAATCTTGACGACGCTCATGCTTACCCCACTGTCCGGCGGGTCGGTCTGGCTGGAGCCGTCAGGGCGGCGCCGACCTTCGAGGTTTCTTGCGTGGTCCGCTTCTGCTCTTGGACCTGCTGGCCGAGACCGCTCTGCACGATGTCGGTCAGGCGCTCGACGGTCTTGGTCAACCGCGAGACTTCGGCGCGCAGCGCGACCACCTCACGCTGGCTGCTGCTGTCGTTCGAGGCTGGCGGCCGGAACGACATTGCCGGCGCAAGGGTGGCCACGGGCGGCATGGACCCGTGCGGCAGCACCGAAGCGCCGCCGCCCTGGAACATCCACTCCGGCCCCTGCTCGCCGACACGAATCCATCCAGCCTGCGTGCTGTCCGTGCCAGTGGCGTAGGACCGTCCCGCCAGCAGGTCGTTGATGCCCGAAAGCAACCCCGACTTGATGGCTGCAAAATTGCCGTCGGTACCGTAGACCTGCTGGGCGAGTTGGATCACGGTCTGGCCGACCGTCGCATACTGCTGACGGGCCGCACCGTCCCCCGCCATGCCCTTGGTGTAGAGATCCTTCAGCCGCTCCTGGTTCGCCTTGAGCTGCTGCAGGGCCGTCCCGCCGCCGGCCGAGCCGTATAGCAGTTGGTCGCGCAGGTTGCCCAGATCGGTCACCGACTGCTTCATGGCCGCGGTGTTGGCCTTCTGGGCGGCGGCCTGCGTTTCGAGAGCGTGAGTACGCTCCAGCTCTTGGCGCACCAGCGTGTCGGTCACACCTTCCAGCTCCCGCCGCTGCTGGATTTCGAGCGCACGCAGGTCGTAGGCATCCTGGGTGACCTGCCCAAGCTCAACCTGGGCCTTCATCTTCCGGAGATCGTTGTCTTCGGTGAAGGACGCCCTGGCTTTTACAAGGTAACTCTGCGCATAGCCGACTGCGACGTTGTCACCTGACGACGTGATGACGTCGTTAAGCTGATCAATGCTCAGCCCCTTCATAACGGCGTCCATGCGGGAGCCGTACATCCGGTTTGCGGCGTTGTCGTCACCTGTCGCCTTGTTGACGTCCGGGCCGTTCTTGGTGTGCCAATCCCTGATCGCGACGATCTGGTTCAGGTAATCTTTGTTCAGGACGCTGTTCAGGTCGCTGTTGTAAGCCTTGGCCGTCTCCTCGTTCAGCTTCTTCAGCGCGTTCTTCAGTCCCTCGCCGAGCTTCGCGGTCAGCGTGTCGCCCTCGTAGCCGACCGCCTGCATCGCCTTCACGAGATCGGTTGAAGCGGTGCTCCAGTAGCCTTGCGCCTGGGCGACCTTCTTCTGATAGTCGGTGGCGGTGTCCGTGACCCCCGCGACCTCGGCGTCGATGCGGGCCTTGGCGGCGGACAGGGCAATCATGCGCTTCTCGGCGGCCTCCAATGCCGGCGGCACCTGCATGCCGGCGGAGGACATCGCCGCCATCGACTTCACCATGTCGTCGGCGAGGGCCTGGAAGTCCTTCCCGACCGCGCTGAACGTGCCATCCGCCAGGGACTGCACAACGCCCATCACCTCGCCATACCGCTCGGTGCTCAGCCCATGTTCGCCCAGCGCCGAATTGAACAGACGCTCGGTCGTTTCCCGCTTCTGGCTGGCCGGAGTGATGCCGAGCGAGACCGCGTAAGCGTTGGTCTTCTCCAGCGCCTGTCGCAGCACGTCGGGGATCGCCACCCCCGCAGCCGCGATGGACTGCACGGCGGCATCCAGGTCTTCAGCAAGCGCCGCCACCTTGGCCTCGCCGCCCTGACCGCGCACACCGGCCAGATAGGCGTCAGACGAGCCGCCAGCGATCTGGGCGACGGTGTAGCCGGTGGACCCGGCCTCAAGCCCCCCCATCACGCCGCTGGCCACGGCGCCGGTCGGATCGTCCTTGATCGCGTCGAGCAGCTTCGTCAGCACGGCCTCGGCCGCGGCGAAGTCTCCACCGGTCGGCGACAGGCCAGGGTCCCCCGGCCCGGCCACCGCGGGGGCCTCGCCGGGGCCGGTCACGGAGGCGAGCCCCTTTCCCATCGCCTCGGCGAAGCCGCGGATGCCACCGATTGCGGCCATGCCGGTGATGCCGACCATGCCACCGAGAGTGGCGGCTTCCTTGGCGTCCAGCCCAAGGGCTTCAGCGACCGTGTTGGACAGGCTGTTGATGGCATCGGCCACAGCGTCCAAGAAGCCGCCGAAACCACCGCCGCCGCCGTGATCGGCACCATACCCGCTGCCGGTAGCTCCAGCGGACGTACCGCTGCCCGGCGTGTCGCGCTCGCCGCCCGCGACGCCGTTGCTTTCGCCGCTGCTATCGCTGTCGCTGTCGTCAAAGCCCAGGAGGCCGGTGAAGGGATTGACGCGACCGGAGTGACCGAGGGCACGGCGGATCTTGGCAAGCTCGTCCGTGGAACGGATGTGGATCAGGGCATCGTCGCGCCCCTCTCCAAGTCCTGCCAGCATGGCCGCGCTCTCACGGGCGTTCCAGATCCGCTCGCCGCCGGCCAGCTTGACCAGCTCCGGCCCTTCCTCGCCGACCACCGCCCAGCCGGATTTGGCGGAGGGCGTGCCGGTGGCGTAGCCCGGCAAGGTGGCCAAGAGCTTGTCGAGAGCGGCGTTGCCTGTCTTGCCGCCGACCTTGGCGGTAAGCGCCGCCACGTCGTAGGTGCTGTCGGCGCCCTTCAGGAATTCGAGGATCGACTTCCCGAAAGCGTTCGCCGCCGCGGTCCCCTGGTGGGTGGACGCGACGATGGACGACATGCCGCTGTTCCACAGTGCCACGGTGTCGCGGAACTTGCTGGCGAAGTCGATGGCCTTGACCGCGGCGTCGATGTCGTCGCCGACCGCGTTCGCCAGAACCCACGCCACGTCGGCGTTATCCGACTTCAGGCTGCGCAGGGCTTGGAGCATGGCCTGCTCCGGCGTGGCGTCCCGCTCGCCGACGACGATTGTGGAGAGATCCCCGGCGATGAGGCCGTAGGTGTCCATGATCCCGTTGAGTTTGGTCGCGATCTGCTCAACGGCGGCGTTCCATTTCGTCGGGTCCCCGTCGTTGTCGGCAGCGAAGGAGCCACGCGTGAAGCGCCCACGGCTGAGCGACAGGTTGGTGACGCTGTAGGGGTCGCCCCGGCTGTTGCCGGACGAGAATGCGGAGATCAGGCTGCCCCCAAGCGCGACCAGACCGCCCACGACCTGTAGGCCGGGAATCATCATCATGACGCCGCCGGCAGTCGTCGCCGCCCCGCCGATGGTCTGGCCCGTATTCTGCGCCTTGCTCATCTGCATGACGCCGCCGGCCGCCGTCGCGGCACCACCGATGGCTTGCCCCCAACTCACCGCAGGTGTGGCAGCCACGGTCCCCATACCGGTCTGCGCGCCCTCGCCACCGGCCAACATGCCGTTCCCAGCCTTCGCCACGGGGGTAGTCTGGGAGGCGACGTTTCCGCCCCATGCTGTCGAGTTCAGCCAGGACTTCACCCCGCTAAGGCTGCTGTCGCCGAAGCTACCGCCGGACAGCCCGTTCCACACGCTGCCCAGCGCTGAAGCGATGCCCTGCGGCCCGCCGGCGGAGACGACGCTGCCGCCGACCGAGACAGCGCCGCTATCGGTGATCCCGCCCAACAGGGACATGATGCCGCCAAGGGCCGCCTGCGTGCCGCCGACCATGCCCGCCGCCGCGGTCTGCTGGGCCTCCGCAAGCTGCAGGGTCGCCCTCATCCCTTCGTCGCGCGACTTGGCTTCCGCCTCCAACGACTCCCGGAAGTGGCCCAGCCCGTCCGTCAGCGCGTCCTGCTTGTCGGTAGCCTCAACCGTGGCTTTCTGATTGCCCAGCGCGGCGTCGATGGTGGCCCGCTGAGTGGCGGTGAACACCGACGTCACCGACGCGGCTTGGGTCTGGGTTCCCGCGAAGGCAACCGTCGCCGCCCCGGCTTGGTCATAGGCCGCCTTGTTAGCCAGCACGGTCTTTACGTAGGCTGACCCATCGGCTTTGACATGCCCGCTGTATGCGGACAACGCGGCGGCGAGATCTCCGCCGGCTTGGTCCAGCTTCTCGCGGAGGATCTTGGTCCCGGCCTCGATGTTCTGCGCCGGGTCATATGGGTTAGTGATGCCATAGGCACGCCAGTTGGCGGGCATGACCTGCATCAGACCCGCAGCGCCGGACCCGTTCAATGCGTTCGGGTTCCAGGTCGATTCCTTCTGGATCACCGCCTTGATGAGGTTGGCATCCACCCCGTACTTGGTGGAAGCCGCCTGGATCACACCTTCCAGATCCCCGGCGTCCTTCACCGCGACCGGCAGGGGCTGGCCGGAAAGGGCCTGCGTCGCCATGCTGTTGATGTCCAGCGCCGCCGCGCCTGCGGCCACCCGGACCCACATGGCGTTGTTGGCGGTGCTGCCGAGCCCACCGTTGACCGACCCGATGACCCGATCCAACAGGCCGTTGTCGTTGGCCGCCCGCGGCGTGTTGTCGTTCGCCACCGCCACCGGACCAGCCAGCAGCTTGGTCAACTCTCCGCTGACGAGCGTATCGAACGGCTTGGTGATGGTTTGCCGGACGAAGATGCGCTTCAGGTCTTCGCCCAGCGCCTCGATGGCCTCCCCCGCCTCCGTCGCGCCGACCAGCACATCCTCGAAGGCGGTGCCGATGGGTTCGGCGATGTTGGCCGCGTTCTGGGCCGCGTCCTGAAGGATGGAGTCTACCCGCGCCAGCTCCCCGGCCTGCTCGACATAGGCTCGGGTTCCGGCATCGGTCAGGTCGGCGCCCTTCGAGCGCAAGTCATTGGCGGCCTGGAGCATGGCGATCTGCTGGGCGCGGGCGGCGTTGCTCTGTCCGAGCAGGGCGTATTCGGCATTCGCAGCCTCAACCGCCTTGCGCTGCTCGGCGGCCATCTGCCCGAACTGCTGGGCACGCTGAGCCATGTCGCGGGCGAGGACGCCTTCGCCGATGCCGCGGATCTCCGCCGCGTCGCGGGTCGGGTCCAGCCCGCGCTTGCGCGCCTCGGCCAGCACCTCGTTCGCAAGGGTCACCTCGCGCACCGCGCCGGCCCCCTTCTCCCATGCCTCGGCCAGCCGCGCAGCGTCGGCGGTCTGATCGCGCAAGGTGGCATCGAACTGAGCAGCCTGGACCTTGCGCTGGGCATCATCCACCCGGCGCAGCCGATCCACGATGGCGTCGTACGGCTCGATGGTGCCACGCGCCACCTCGGCCAAGGCCCGCTGGTGGATTGTCGCCTCGCGCACCGCGGCGGACGACACGCCATAGGCCCGAGCCACCAGTTCCGCGCCTGCGACCTCAGCCGCCGCAGCTCGGGTGTTATCGTTCACGGCCACCAGGAGCTGGAGCAGGGCTTCGCGCCGACGAACGGTCAGCAGGTTGAGCGCATTTTGACCCTCCAGGTTCCTGTCCCGAATTTCGTCCTCAGCCTTCAGTTGAGCGGCGGCAATCTGGCGCTGAACGGCGTTCCCCTGCATGGCCTTGGACAAGCGGTCGTAGGCGTGCGTCTCTCCGCTCACGTAGTCGATGGCCTTCTTGTTCTTCTCGATGAAGGCCGCATCATTGTCCGACAGGTCATTTGCGGCACGGTGGGCTGGCACGGCCCCGGCGGGCTTCGTGACGGCACCAGAGGCGGCGGCGGTCTTCTGCATCACGGCGTCGACCCGCCGTTCGAGGCTGGCGACTTCAGCGCGGGCGCTCTCCAGCGGCCCCTGGTAATTGGCCCGGTATCCACCGTGCGGCCCGCCAAGCCAAGCGTCGGACTCGTACCGCGCCACCTTGGCGCGGGCCTCTTCCAGCTTCTGCTTCAGCGCTGCCTCGTCGTCTGGCTTGAAGACTGCGTTTGCGACCAAACCGGCGGGCGAGTAGCGCAGGACCGGGTTGGCCCCCAGCACCTTCCCGATCCCAGCAAGGCTGGGGTTCTCGATGAAGTCCGCGAGGGCCTTGAACTGTTCCGAGATGGCAACCGTGACGGCGATGGTGATCTTGGAATTGGCCGCAGCGTCCACCATCCGGTTGAACTGCTTGCCGATCTCGTGCATCGCCTCGCCGGCAGGCGTCATCCCCTCCTTGCGCAACCCGTCGAAACGACGATGCAGAGCGGTCAGCGCGACGGCCAGTGCGTCCGACTGGCGCCCGTGTTCCGCCATGATGCGAACGGACGCCAATTCCTCGGAGTTCAGGAATCCGGTTGCCTCCTGAAGTTTCATGATCGCCGGATAGCCCTCCGTGGCAAGCCCGGTGAGTTGCTTCACCGTCTCGTCCAACGACTGGTTCAGGCCCACGGCCATGTCGGACCCGAGCAGTGCCAGTTCCCGCCCCATCGCCGCGGAGACACCGCGAGTCGAAGCGAGCACCTTTGCCACCGCGAAAGACTCCGACCTCCCGGCGCCACCCTCATAGAGTTCCTTCGCCACCGCGCGCAGATGGCCGGCAGTGGCCTGCGCCTCGGTGCCGTATGCCCCCATGGTGAGGGTCAGTTCTCGGGTCTGCGAGATGTTCTCGGCAGCGCGCATCCCGATCAAGGCCAGCCCCGCCGCCACCGCCAGGACGCCCATGGAAACCAAAGCCGTGGTGGAGGTGAGCAACGCCATGGCGCGGGTCACGCCGCCCACCGCGCCCACTGCCTGGGGGGTCTGCTGGAGCAAGGGGATAAGGAACCCCTGCCCGCTTCCGACCTGCACCACGAAATCCTGAACCTGATATCCGAGATTGAGGGATTCGTGGGCGGCCAGCTTTGTGCTGGCGGCGGCGCGGGTCGCAAGCGCGTGCTGCTCGCGCAGCGTGGCGGAAAGGGCCTCGTGCTGCTCCCTGGTCAGGCGAATTCCGCCGATGCCGTCCGTCATGGCCCGGTCGAGCAGGCGCTGCTGAGCGGTCAGGCGTTCCTCGGCGCCGAACGTGCGGTCCAGGCTGCCGACCAGCGACCGCAGCGCGGCCTCCTCCTTCTGGACGGCAAGCGCCGCCGGCGACAGGGCGGCGGTCAAGCGCTCCTCGTCGGCGGCCAGTTCCTCCACGGACTTTCCGGCCGCAGCGGCGCCCGCGCGCAGGTCCGAAAGCGCCTGGTCGAAACGCTGTTGAGCGGCGGCGGTCGGGTCCACCGCGGCCATCACGGCGCGGTACGACGTGGCGAGCTTGGCGTTCTCCGCCGCCGTCTGGGCAGCGGCGCGGGCGGTCGCCTGCTCGTCGGCGATAATCATCGCCGCAGTCGCCTCCCGGTCGCGCACCGCCGCGTCCCAATCCGCCGACATGCGGGTGAGCGCCGCCTTTTCCTCGTCCGCCAGACGTTTCGCCGCAGCCACCGCCGGATCGTGAGCGGCGGCATAGGCGCGGAGCAGCTCGGCACCATCCTCTTCCGCCAGACCGGCGCGACGCACCGTCGCCTCCAGTTCGGCAAGGCCCACCTCGTAGCGCTTCTGGGCGACGTCGACGAGGCCGAGTTCCTCCCGGTAGCGTTCCAGCGTGCTGTCCATCTCGCCAAAGGCCGCCTCGATGTCCTTCAGCCGCCGGGCCGACGCCTCGGCATCCCCGGTGACCAGCGACAGTGTGTTGCCGCTGCCGGCGCCCCTGCCGGTGGTGGCGTAGCGCAGATCGCCTATGGTGGCGGTGTTGACCGGCGAGCGCGAGACGCCCGTGTTGTCGTTGATCGCCTTCTGCGCGGCGCTGATGCCGCGCAACGCGGACTCCAGCGCCCTCGCGCCCGCAGCCCATTCGGCAAAGGTCGCATGCCCGGACCGCATGTCGGCGTTCAGGGCCTGCAACGCGCGGGCGGTGCCGTTGACGCCGGTGGAGACGGTGGTGGCCGTCTCGTACACCTGCGCCATGGCACCGGCCCAGGACTTCGCCGTCGCGGTGGCAGCCGCCGCCCCGGCGGCCTGCGCCGTGGACGCCGCTTCCGCCGCACGAATGCCAGCCACCCACTTCTCATGCGCCGTGGTGGCCTTCTGGATGGCGATCTCCTGCTGGGCCAGGATGTTAGTGCGCAGCCTTGCCTTCTCGGCAGCGTCGCGCTCACTCGCCTCCAGATCCTCCAGGTCGAGGCGGAACTTCTGCGTGATCGCCGCCACCTTGGCGGTCAGCCGCTCGACCTCGCCGTACTGGCGCCCGAGCTGTTCGCCGCTTTTGCTGACCCGGCGAACGCGCTCCTCGGTGACCACCGCCTCGTCGCCTACCCGCTTGATCGCGGCGGCGGCGGCGTTCGCACCGGCGGAAGCGTGGTCCTCGTACCCGACGACGAGGGATTCGATCTGCTCTTGAGCCATGGCGGACCTCAGCGACGGGAAGTGATAATCAGGGCCGGGCTTTCGACCGGCTTGCCCTCCCGCCTGCGGGAGCGCCCTTTGCGGAACTGCTCTTGGCGGAGCTGGTACTGGCCGGGAAAGGACATGCTGTAGACGCGCTTAGCCTTCACGAAATCGCCGTACTGAGCGTTCACCGCCTTGGCCGCATCATCGAACAGGCCGGCGGGAACCGCGAACGTCAGCGGTTCCATGCCGACCAACTGGACATCGACCTTGCGCGAATAGGGCTGGGTGTTCCCGATCACGATTTCCGCGCCGGGCGGGACCGAGGCAGGGTTGAAGGTCGCCGCCGGGATGAACTTCCCATTCACCGCGACATAAAAGCTGTCCCGGTAATGAGCCGTCTTCCCGGTCTTCGGGTTGATCGGGGCCGTCGACCGGGGCGGCGACCGCTCGATCAGGAAGGCCAGGGCGAAGGCCGTGACCGCGCCAAGGCTGTTGAAGCGGTAAACGATCCGGCCACCGTTGGCCGGCTGCACCAGTTCCTCCGGTACGCCCTCGCGCCCGTCCACCCACACGCGGTAGGAGGGGGAGGCCCGACCGCTGGCGATCAGGGCATCCCGCTCCTGGCGGGCGCGCTGGGCCAGCCGCCGGGACTGTGCCTCGGGAGACAGGGTGCGATCCACCCACAGGTTGATCCGACGCCGGAACGCTTGTGCACCACCAGCCATGGGCGGCTCCCTCCGGCGCCGTCTGGAGCGAGACGGCTTCGCCTCACTCCAGCTCGGTACCTTCCTTGTTCTGGTTGGCCTTGATCTGCTCCGCAATCCATTCGAGGAACACCTCGTCCATGGCGTGGATCAGCTTGAGCAGTTGGTCGGAGTCGTGACCGTGCCGGTCGGCGTAAGCCACAATGACCGACCAGGGAATCCGGCATGGCGTGGCTGGCCCCATGCCGCCGCCCCGCCACGTGCGGTCGTCGGTAAGGACGTGCCATGCCCGCCATGCCCAGACGCACCAAGGTTGCGGGTGGACGGCTTCGCCTTGCTCCTCCAGGCGGGCCGCCACCTCTGCCGCGATCTCCGGTTCCTCCTCCGCAAGCTCGGCCAACAAGTGGGCGTTTTCCTTCTTGCGGTGGAGGTGGTCCAGGAGAGCCGCCGTTAGTTTCCCACGGCTTCCTTGGTGTCGGCCTCGCGCTCGGCGGTCGCCATCTCGACCGCCGTGAATGCCGCCGTGGTCAGGTCGGGATAGTCGGGCGACAGGATCAACTCGCAGAACTCCTCGAAGCTGACCGGGTTCTTGTCGTCGTCCAGCATCTTGACGTCGATCAGGCACTCGTCGATCAGCGTCCGCGTGTTGATCTTGCGCTTCATCGCCACCGGCAGCTTCTCGGCGTCGCCGCCGAAGCTGACGGCGGCCTTGCGCTGCCGGGACGCCTGCTTGTCGTGGAAGCTGTCCCCGCGGGCGCGGCACAGCACCTCCAGGTCGATGTCCAGGCTCGGACGCTTCCACACGCCTTCGGTGGTGGCCTTCTCGCTGCGCTTCAGGGACTTCAGGTTCGCCATGATGAAAAAGCTCCAATTGGTCGTTGGTCGGTGATGCGCGATGGGTGGGCGGCGGGCCGACCAAGCCCCGCCGCCCCGGCTCGCGCGTGCCGTCATGCCGCCGTCGCCGGCAGCCTCGTTCCCGTGGTCGGTCGGGGTCTCGTCAGCGGACCAGCTCGAAGCGGGATAGGATGAGCTGGACGCCGGTCAGCGGGTCCTTGCTGGCCGTCAGCCGCACCGGCAGCATGACGTCCTGGTTCTTGCCCGCCACGTTCGGGTCGCCCTCGCGCGGGGTCAGGCGGGGCGCTTCCCAGACGATTGCCTTGCCGCCCTTTTCCAGGCGGGTGTTCAGCGACGTCGCCGTGCCCGCCATCACCTTGTCGAGCAGGTCGCCGTTGCCGAAGTAGGTGTCCAGTTCCACGGCCACGTCGAACGCACCGTCCTCGATGTCCACCGGAGCCGGGGCGGTGTCGTCGCCGTTCGAACAGGCTTCGATGGGACGCAGGTTGTTGTTGATGGTGAACTTCACCGCCTTGGCGTAGTTCGGCTTGCCCAGCGCCTGCCCGCCCTCGCCGATGCGGCCGCAATTGGCCGAGAAGGCGAAGACCGGATAAGCGGCGCTGTCCGGCGCCTCGTCGGGCGTGTCGTCCAGGGACACGGGTCCTTTGGCGCCCTTCAGGCCCATGAATGCGACAGAGCCGGTCGCCTTCTGCTTGGCCTGCCCGCCGAACTCCAGCGTGTTCACGCGGTTGCCGTTCTGGGCGATGTAGGTCGGGACAGCCTGCCCCATGAAGCCACGTTCCAGGGTCACGCCGCGCTTCTGGACGCCGTTGACGATCACGTCGGAGGTGAACACCCGGATCTGCTTCCCGGCGCCGGTGTCGGCCGCCCAGGTGGCCGGCAGGTTGTCCAGCGTCAGCTTGCGCGCGGCGATGCCGACGATGCGGCCATAGACGTTGGTGCCCGCGGTGTCGAAGCGGTTGGTCGTGGCGGTGTCGCCGACCTTCACCCAGCCCCCGATGGTCAGGCCGAGCGTGGTGAAGTCGAGGCCACCCACCTCCGAGGTCAGACCGTCCGCCACCGCCTTGATATCGGCGGCGCCACCTTCGAACCCGACGACCTTCATCCGGGCGGCGCCGGCAGGCGACGCCTCGTCCACCAGCCCGGCGCCGAGGAAGGCGGGGACGGTGGCGGAGCCGGTCGTTACCTTGGCGAGCTTGCCACGGTTGCCGGATAGCCCAAAGCCGGTGAAGTAGACCAGTTGCCCGGTCACGAAGGCGGCGCCGGCCGCGACGGCGACGACCTGGGTGGAAGCGGTGACGCTCTGGATCACGCTGGCCGCGGTGCCGTCGTTGTCGCGCGACGGGGCGTTGATCCAGGGGTTGCAGAAGGCGGACTCAATCTCGGAATCGAGGAGGCTGCCCGGCACCGGATAATGCCACTCGATGCCCAGCGACCCGTTGTTGCTCTCGCCGACCATCGTCGGATCGCTGTTCTGGCGGTCGTCGCGCAGATCGTCGGAGTCCACATAGTCGGCTTTGCGGGCCAGACCGATGGAGGTGACGCGCTGCTTCCGCATGCGGGGGGTGTTCGGCGTGACGCCGTAGGTCGCCTCGGCGACGCCGGTCAGGCGAACGCGGTTGGTACTGGTCATAGGCGGCTCCTTTCAGCCGGGCATGAAAAAAGCCGCCCAGGGGGCGGCTCGGTGATGCGCTGTTGGGGGTGGGCCGGTCAGGCGACGGCGTCGGGCTCGGCGGGGGTAGCCTTGCTGCCCTTCCCGGCCTTGGCCGGCTTCGGCAGGGCGATGTGTTCCAGCTCCACCAAGCGGTCGAACGACACCGGACCGTCGATGTCCTGCGGGGCGACCGGCTGGCCCACGGCAAAGCGCCGCGACGGGGTGTTGAACCCCTTCACGACGGTCGGCTTCTGCTCCTGTTCCTGTTCGCTCATCTTCATCCTCTCCTGGTCCAGTCGATGGTCATGGTCATGCCCCACCAGTTGCCGGAGTCGTCCTTGGCTCCGATGGGGTCGAAACGAATGCTGCGGAACTCGACAATGCCGGTGTCTTGCCCGCGGCACATTTCCGCGAAGGCGGTCAGCAGCTCGCGAATGGTCGCGCTGCCGGTCCCGGTCGGGGCGAAGACGATCACCATCAGCTCGCCCGTTTCGTCCCAGCGCTCATCAGTCGGATCGCCCGCACCGATGCTCTCTTGATCCCACAGGTCGCCGCCGATGATGATCCGCGCCCAGTGGTTAGGGGCAAGCTGGCCCGGTACCAAGCCTTGGGCTGGACCACGCGGCTGCGGCTGGGTGAACGGATCATTGTCCCAGGCGAGCGGGCATTCTGTCGGGGTCGCGTCCGGCCATCGCGATTCGATGAACGACTTGATGGCCGAAAAGGCGTGAATCGTTGCCATTCGTTCAGCCCTTCGCTTCCATCCACCAGCCGATGCCGACGCCGCGGTAACCCGGCCGGTCGACGGTCAGCATGGTCCCGGCCCCCGTCCATTGGCCGTTCACGATGGTGGGATTGATGGTGATCTGGTCGCCATGCACAGGGCCTGCGACCGGAAAGGCCGTCGCCTTCAGCGTCTCGTCGGCGATGATGATCCGAAAGCGCCGTTGGGACACCGGCCCGGCCAGGGTGTCCGCGCCCACCTCGGTCACCTTCGCCTTCAGGATCACATCCACGCTGCCCAAGCGGCTGAGCACGATCAGCTCACCGTCGGTGTCGATCAGGTCGCTGATGTCCACGGGTCACCAGCCCTTCGGAGCCGCAAGCCCCGCGTCCTGTAACGCCCTCAACACGTCTGCCGGAATGGAGCTTCCATTGGGGCCGGTTCCACCAATCCAGTATTCTTCCCGGCCCACACCCTCGACTTCCTTCGCCTTCAGCGTCGGGTCGCGCCGCTTCGTCGCCCAGCGCAGGCGAGCCAGCCGGGCCACCGCGTTGCGGAGAACCGCGGGGACTTCCTGCAACTCCCACCCCACGGTCCCGGTTACCGTCACCGCAACGCCCCACCGGCCGAACCCGTCGATGTTCAGCAGGCCCGCGCCTGCATCCATCGTGTAGGCGCCCGCGACGATATCGGTGCCGGCAATGGACACGACCAGCGAATCCTGGTCGAAGGGAAGCCGCCACGGCAGCACCAGTGCGCCGGAAGCGGCCTCGGCCGCGCTGAAGTTGATCGAAACCTCTTCAGCAAGAAAGGTGCGTCGCCCCTTCTGGTCAGGGGCGACGCCGCAGGCTTCGCACACCGCGTCGCTGTCGTCCTTTATCCAGGCACGGAGCAGTTCGTCTTGCTCCGGCCCCGTGATACCGAGTTCGGATTTCACGCGGGACAGGTCGACCAACGAACGGTCCGCGACCGCATGCGCGACGATCAGCTTGGGCATGGTCAGACCTCCTTGCCCACCGTGGCGATGTCCAGCCCGGCAATGTCCGACTTGGACATGACGGACAGCTCAGCGCTGCTGTCGAGGATCAGGACCGGGACGGCCTCGCCTACGGCAGCCTTCACCCCCTTGATGGTGCGCCGCGCTTCTTCGACGGTGACTGTGCGTCCAAACTTCACCACCAGCGCATCGCCGGGGGTCAGGGACAGTTTGCCGACGCGATATTCCAGATCGTCCATGGCGGTTACCCCTGCGCGGCCAGGGCTTCGGCCTCGGCCTTGGGCAGCGGCTTCGGCGTGAGGTAGCTGCCGTCCGCCACGACGTGGTACAGGCCCTTGCCGGCGGACACGATCGTGCGGCCGGTCCCGGACGGCGTGGGGGCCGGGGCGGCGGCGGGTTCGCCACCCTCGCCGTCCGCAACGGGGGCGTCGTTGCCGTCGCTGCCCGACACACCGTCCGTGGCCTCCTCCGCCTGACCATCTTCCCGGAGAGGCATGGCGCACCCGGAGGCGATCAGCGCGTCGGCCTCCTGCTGGGGAAAGCCACAGATCTCGCCCGCGTTGTTGCTGCGATGACGGCGCAGCAGCCGGACCACCTTGATGTTCATCAGATGCGGTCCTTCCCGAACAGGGCGATGGCGCCCGCCACGATGCTGGTCGGCGTGCCGCCGGTCGGGTCCGCATCGGCCACGACGCGGACGTAGCGGTTGGCGCCCGCGAGGTTCACGGGAAGCTCGATGATCCCGCTGGGGTTCGTTCCCGTCAGCGTCTTCACGACCGGGGCGCCGTAATCGGCCCAGCCGCTGCTGCCGTCCACGGAGTGCTGGAGCTTGGCGGTGATCGTACCGCCGTTCGCGCCGCCGGCCGTGCTGTACTGGACGGAGCCGATGCCGGTGTAATAGCCCAGGCGGTCGACGGCAGCGCCGTTCTGCGGCGAACCGGTGCCGGCCGCCGGCGCGAGCGACGGCTTGGTGGTGCCGATCTGCCCGATGTTGTGCATGGTCGCGTAGGAGAGGCCCATGAACGGATTCCTTCTTGCGAAAATGCGACAGGCGCCCAAAGGGCGCCTGGATCGCGAGTTCAGAGAGTGGTTGGAAACGATCAGCCGGCGCCGGCACCCCAGGCGACATCGGTCAGCCACGCGGCCCCCTCGATGTGCTTCATCTGCTGGTCGACAGCCATGTCGATCTTGATCAGCGTCTCGGAGTTCTGGAACGCGCTCTGCCACGCCTGCCCGTCGAAGTAGGTCGCCTGCGAAGACATGTCGATCATGACGCCCTCCACGTCGCCGTGGACCACCTCCGCGAAGTCGATCAGGCCGATTTCCGACTTGTTGCCGCCGGCCCCCAGGTTGATCGGGATCTGGGTGGTTTCCAGGATCGGGTAACCGCCCCAGTAGTGCCGCCCGTCCGCCTGCTTCTGGTAGCACTCCGGATAGACCCGGTTGCCGTTGCCGTCGCGCAGGCTGCCCAGGAAGATGCGGGTGCGCGGCGCCATGGTCCAACCGGGTCGCAGCATCTGGACGTTGCCGTTGGCGAGCGCCGTCAGGAGCTTGGCTTGGTCGCCGTCGATGTTGGCGACGTTGACGGTGGCGTTCGCCTGGAACACCTGCCCCGCCTCCTCCGCGAAGCTGCGCAGGCCACGCGGGGTGTTGTTGGTGCCGTCGCCGCGGATGAATGCCAGATCCTTGCGAAGCGCGGTCGCACGGACCAGCGAGTTCAGCGCCATCTGGTCGGCGCGGTTGGCCCGGCTGTTGCGCTGGGTAAACTGGAGGAGGCGGTTGCTGATCGGCACGATGGCCGACAGTTCGCGCGCCACCAGCGAGACGCTGCCGGTACCGGGCTGGCTGACGTTCGCCGGCTGACCTTCACCCTTGAACGCGGCGACGGCGTCGGAGGTGCCGCGGCGAATGCTCAGCGCCCCGGCGTCGAGCGGCCGAACGTCGTCCACCATCGGCGTGACGACCTCGCGGGGCCGAAGCACATCGATGAAGTCGTCAGCCACCTCCGGCTGCACCAGCAAACCGCCGGCTCCCGGTTCGGACGCCATCAGCGCCTTCTGCAGATGCGCGTCCTCGGCATCCTTGGCGATCTTCAGGGCGGCGTCCATGTTGCCCTTGGCGCAGGCGAACGAGCGGACGACCGCCGCGAAGACGTGTCCCTTCTCGGGCTTCACGTCCTCGACGCCGCGCAGCACGGCCGGAGCGGCAATGCCCGGCGTCACCGGCGTCGCGGTGGCCGCCTTCAGCGCGTTGACATCATCGACCTGCTTGACCTGGGCGTCGATCTGGCCGATCTCGGCCTTGATCGCGTCGAACCGCTTCAGCTGATCGCCTTCCAGCGCCTTGGTGGCGCCGTCGATCAGCTTTTCGGCCTCATCCAGCAGCTCCCCGCGCTTGGCGAGCAGCGAGTTCTTGTTCATACCCTACTCCATTGCTTGATGCGCCGATGGCGCTGTGTCGCCCGCTCGCGCGGGATCTCGTGGTTCAGGCTCGCAGGCGCAGCATGTCGAGTTGCGCCAGGGCGATGGACTTGTGCAGGCTGGGGGTCGCATCGCCTCCGGCGGCCTTGCCCTCCTCCTGCTGGCACTGTTCGAGCACGGAGTCGATCTGCCCGGCCGCCGCCTCGATGGCGGTCTTCGCCTCGCCCAGCGCGGATTCGTTGGCAGCCGACAGGACCCGGCCAGCCTTGGCCCGCTTGCCGGGTTTACCGCCGGCAGCCTTGGTGCCAGCGCTTTCCTCGTGCTCGCCGGAGGCCGGCGCCTCCGACTGCAAGCCATCGGTCGCCGCGTCCAGATCCTTGAAGCCGCACTCGAAGGCATCGGCGCCATCGAGCCACGCCGC